TCCGATAGATTTGCACGAATACAACGCTCTTGAATTATTTGGTGGAGATATGACGAGAGAAGAGGCAAAAAAACGAATCTTCTCATGGCTATACAACCCTAACGCCGAAGATAATGTCCTTTCTATGCTATATGATAGGGAAGCCATCAAGGAGGAATATTGGGATGGTGCAAACATTACTACCACTTATCATCGAACTATTGCCTCTGATGAATACCATGCTCTCAACTACATAATCCAAAGCACTTGTAGCGACCTGATTCTTGAAAAGGCTATTGTAATATCAGATATGCTTGATAGCAAGAAGACCAAAATAGCGTTTATAATACATGACAGCATTGTGTTAGACTATGCTGACGAAGACGGCGACTTTATCAACGATGTCTACTGGGAGTTTATGGAAACTCCCTTTGGGAGGTTCAAGACGAATGTGGCTGGCGGAAGAAATTTTGGAGAAATGAAGGACTTATGGATATACTAATAGGACTTGGCAGTGTTGGATATAAACTAACAAAAGCATTTTCTAAGCACCCCCAATATAAAACAATTACAATTGACCATGAGCCAGATGCAACAATCTGTGTTCCCAAGGAAGAGCACCCAGAAAAGTACGAAGAGAACTTCCCAGACATTAGTAAACACCTAGCGAATGTAAGCGGAGAAATTTTGTTTGTCTTGTCTGGGGCTAGCATTATCTCCGGGGCATCCCTAAGAATCTTGCAGCAACTACATAGCAGGGGCGATATAAGTGTGCTTTACATCCACCCAGATGTTGATACGCTTTCTGAAACTCGCCGTCTTCAAACAAGTATCGTCTTCGGTGCTCTCCAGCAATATGCTAGATCTGGTGTTTTTAAGCAGTTTTACGCTATTGACAACCAGCAGATAGATAAAATCTTAGGCGGAGCACCAATCATGGGATATTACGATAGTTTAAACGAGGTAATCGTTGCAACTATACACATGATAAATGTATTCAGTCACACCGAACCAGTGGTGGGAACTTTATCTAGCCCAAGAGAAACCTGTCGTATTTCAACTTTCGGCATATTAAATCCAGAAACAGGTGAAGAGAGTCCATTTTTTTCTCTTGACAATGCAAAAGAAAAGCGCTATTATTACGCCATTCCTAAAACGGAACTAGAAACTGATAAGACTTTGATGAATAAGATTATGTCACAGATAAAAGACACGCCACAAGAAAAAGATATAAAAGTATCATACGGCGTGTTTTCTACACAATACTCAGACAAATATGCTTATTTCATTTCAAGCACATCAGAAATACAAAATGAAAAAAGTTCTTGACTTTTATTTTTAGATAACTTATAGTGTGTGTATAACTTATAGAAGGAGAAAAAATGGGTATCAATATTGATAAAATGAAACAAAAGCTTGCCGCTGCTCAAGGCAAAGGCGGAAAGAAGTCTGACTTCTGGCGTCCACAAGACGGCGAGAATGTAATCCGCATTCTCCCATCACCAGACGAAGACCCTTTCAAGGAGCATCACTTTCACTACAATCTGGGAAACAATTCTGGTTTCCTTTGTCCGAAGCGCAACTTTGGGGATGACTGCCCTGTGTGCAACTTTGCGACCAAACTCTTCAACGAGGGTTCGCAAGAGAGCATTTCACAGGCTAAGAATCTCTTTGCTCGCCAGCGCTTCTTTTCGCCTGTCCTTGTTCGTGGACAAGAATCTGAAGGCGTTAAGGTTTGGGGATACGGAAAGACCGTATACGAAACCCTCCTTAGTTTGGTTCTCAACCCAGACTATGGCGACATCACGGACCCCGGTGAAGGAACTGATCTTGTTCTCTCATACGGAAAGGCTCCCGGCATGATGTACCCTCAGACGAAGGTACAGCCACGGCGTAAATCCTCCCCACTATGCGAAGATGGTGACGAAGCATGCCAAGAGATTGTCGCAACTGTCCCTGACCTTGACACGCTCTTCGAGCGCAAGTCCACTGAGGATGTGCAAGGCATCCTTGATGAGTTCCTCAACTCTAATGTCGATGCAGAGGAAGCCTCCTCTGAGACAACAAAGTATGCTTCTAAGACTGAAGCGTCCAATGATGTTGAGGCTGCCCTCAAAGAACTGGCAGGCTAACTATGGGGGGCTCACGCCCCCCTTCTTTTTAAGGAGACACTATGGCAAAAACAGGCAAGCTGTCCATGGCTGATATGCGTAAGCTGATTAACAAGCGAGCGGGTATGACTGTGGCGCACAACCTAAATGAGGAAAATCCAACCGAAGTTACGGATTGGATCCCTACAGGATCTAGGTGGCTAGATTCTATTATTTGTAAAGGAAAGTTGGCTGGTATTCCAGTCGGCAAAGTAACGGAGATTGCAGGTCTTGAAGCAACAGGTAAATCATTCTTGGCAGCGCAAGTCGCAGCAAGCGCACAGAAAAAAGGAATTGATGTTGTCTATTTCGACTCTGAGTCAGCTATTGACCCTGCGTTTTTGGAGAAGGCGGGATGCGATGTCAGTACTCTTTTATATGTTCAAGCTCAGTCTGTTGAGTTTGTGCTCGAAACTATCGAAGACCTTTTGGTTAATAATGAAAATCGGATGCTTTTTATCTGGGATTCTCTTGCTCTTACACCTGCTATTTCCGACGTGGAAGGAGACTTTAATCCACAGTCTTCCATGGCAGTAAAGGCGAGGATCTTGGCTAAGGGTATGTCCAAACTGACTGTGCCTATTGCTAACAGCCAATCAACCTTCTTAGTGCTCAACCAACTGAAGAGCAACATCACTAGAAGCCCAAGCGAGGCGATGACTACCCCTTATGTCACTCCCGGTGGCAAGGCTATGATCTATGCCTATTCTCTTCGTATCTGGCTTACAGGGCGAAAGGCAAAGGCATCATTCATTACTGACGAAAGCGGTTTCCGCATCGGCTCTGAGGTTAAGGTCAAGCTGGAGAAGAGCAGGTTTGGAACACAAGGTCGGCAATGTAACTTTAAGATTCTATGGGGCACCGAAGACATCGGCGTCCAAGACGATCAAAGTTTGTTCGAGGCTATCAAGGGGTCAAACTATATGAGTAGTGCTGGCGCTTGGTATTCCTTGGAGATGGGCGACGGTAAAGTTGTAAAGTTCCAGCCCTCTAAGTGGGATGAGAAAATGCAAGACCCTACCTTTAAGCAACGAGTCTACGATGTCATGGACGAGGAAGTAATCCAGAAGTTTGACAAGCGATTGGGCAAGGCTGAAGATTTTTATGAAGAAAAGGATGAATAAACTTTTCTAAATCCCGTCTAATAAAAGAACGGAGGTTAATATGAAAAGAATCATCACCCTATCTTTATTTCTCGCACTCCTGTCAGGTTGTGCTTTTGCCCACCCCACCCACAAACCCCACTACGAGTATGAAGAACACTACATCGTGTACCCCTCGTACTATGTAGTCTATGAATACTATGACCATTACTGGCACACCCACAGCAGCCACTATCATAGTCATCCCTATAAATATAAAGGGCATAGCCACTTCAAAAAGAAGTACAAAAAGAAGTACAAGAAAAAGTATTACAAAAAGAAATACAAGAAGAAAAAGTACAAGAAGTACAAAAAGTACAAAAAGAAAAAATATTCCCACCACCACTAAAATCACTTGACATTCCCCCCACATTTTGATAAAGTAACCCCATCGTCGGAGTAAAAACGCAAACGGCGACATAGTTATGTCCAACTAACATTTAGGAGGACATTATCGTGAGCGATCTAGAAAGTCTCAAAGAGAGGCTAGAAAAGATTACAGATCTAGTGGCAGAAGCCCACTATTATATTGAAGCTCTAGAAGAAGAAAACTATGTTGATTCCGACGACGAGAACAAGTTAAATGAGGAACTTGAAAAAATCCTCAAAGACTTAGGCATCGAGTTGGAGTATGACGAATAAAAGAGTATTATTAATTGACGCACTTAATCTTTTCATGAGAAACTACATTGTAGACCCAAGCCTGTCTACAAATGGTCAACCCATCGGGGGAACAAAAGGCTTCATCAAATCCCTACAATCTGTTTGTAGAACAATCAACCCAGACCTTATCTTCGTTGCGTGGGACGGCGGCTCTCAAAAGCGCAAGTCTATTGACAAGAACTACAAGGCTGGTCGCAAACCCGTTCGCCTTAACAGAGACATACACAACATGACTGCTGGCGAGCAGGAAGACAATAAGAACTGGCAACAAGAGAGGATTATTGAGTATCTTAACGAGATGCCAATAATGCAGTCGTATGTTGAGAATGTGGAGGCTGACGACATCATTGCCTTGGCATCTCAGTCTCAGGCACTATCGGAAGACTACAAGATTATCCTAAGCTCTGATAAGGACTTCATCCAGTTATGCGACGACACAACTATTCTATACAGACCAATCCAAAAAGAGATTCTCAACAAGAAAAGAATCCTAGAGCAGTTTGAGATCCATCCAACAAACTTCGCACTTGCTAGAGCAATCGCAGGTGACAAGAGTGACAACCTTCCCGGTATCGGCGGAGCGGGTTTGGCGACTGTATCTAAGCGATTTCCTTTCCTTTCTGAGGAAAAATCATACACCATACAAGAATTAGTTGAGTATGCTGAAGGCGTTGACAGTAAACTCAAGGTGTACAAGAACATCGTTGAGAAGCAAGCGCTAGTTGAAAAGAATTATAAGATGATGCAGTTATACGCCCCTAACATCTCAGCCCTAAGCGCACAGCATATTAGGAGAATGTTGAACGACCCTGCGCTAAACTTTAATAAGTCTGGGGTTAGAGCGATGATGATAGAAGATGGCTTTGGTGCTTATGACTGGAATGATTTGTTCGCACTCTTTAACAAAATGGTAGTACAGAGCAAGGAAGGAAAATGACAGACAAAACAGATTTCTCCAGATTTGGTAAAACATTTCAAGATAAACTGACTTATCTTATCTTGACTGAGAGAGTATTCGCAGACCAGATCGGAGAGGTATTGAACTTCAACTTCCTAGAGTTCAAATATCTTCAGTCAATAGTGAGAAGTATCTACGACTATAAAGAAAAGTATGAAGTGTACCCATCACTTAAGATTATGGCTACCCTCATTAAGAATGATATTGCTGATGATGTGGTGAAAGAGCAAGCCAGAGAATACTTACTAAGTGTGCTAAACGATCACTCTATTATAGAGGATTGCGATTATGTCAAGGAGACTTCGCTTGATTTCTGTAAGAAGCAGAAGTTAAAAGAGGCGATGATGCAGTCGGTAAAACTGCTCAACAGTTCTTCTTTTGACGAGATCAGCACAGTAATTAACGATGCTTTGAAACTGGGAACCGATGTAAACTTCGGCTACGACTACAAGCAGGACTTTGAAGAAAGGTTTAAGATTAAACAAAGAAACCCCGTCACAACAGGCTGGAAACAGATAGATGGGATTTGTAAGGAAGGGCTAGGTAATGGAGAGTTGGGTGTTGTCATTGCTCCAACTGGGGCTGGTAAATCTATGGCTCTGGTACATCTTGGGGCAGAAGCAGTAAAACTAGGCAAGACAGTCATTCATTATAGTCTTGAGATGGCTGATACATCTATCGCTGGTCGCTATGATAGTTGTATCACGGGTGTCAAGCTGAAGGATATGTTTCACTTCAAAGAGCAGATTTATGATAAGGTTAAGGATATTGAAGGAAATGTAATCATAAAAGAATATCCAACAAAAACAGCAACTACGACGACAATCAAAAATCATTTGGAAAGAATCAAATCCAGAGGCATAGATATAGATATGATCATTGTTGACTATGCTGACCTTCTAAAACCTATAACTACCAGAAGAACCAGCGAGAAAAGACACGATCTGGAATCTATATATGAAGAGCTTCGAGGTCTATCTCAGGTCTTTGAGTGTCCAATCTGGACTGCCTCGCAAACAAACAGAAGTGGTTTGAACGCCGAAGTTATCACAATGGAAGCAATCTCGGAAGCGTTTAATAAATGTTTCGTGGCTGATTTCATCTTTACCATTTCTAGAACGAAAGAAGACAAAATAGCAAACAAGGGTACACTCTTTGTAGCTAAGAACAGGAATGGTCCTGACGGGCTAGTGTTCCCCATTATGATGGATACTTCAAATGTGAAGATAAAAGTCTTGCCTATGGGCATTGCTGGCAACACAGTTGCCCCATCCGTAAGAACACAGAGTGAATCGTTGAGAGAGAAATATAAAAAACTAAAATAAGAGGTAAACGAATGACAGACAAAGATAAGGTGGCACGAGATATTCTGTCGGACATCACCGTCCATATGAAGTACGCCAGATACATGCCAGAAAAAGAAAGAAGAGAGACGTGGACAGAAATCGTTAATAGAAACAAAGCAATGCATATTAAGAGCTACCCAGATCTTAGAGAAGAGATTGAGTCTGCCTACAAGATGGTATATGATAAAAAAGTTTTGCCATCAATGCGCTCAATGCAGTTTGGGGGAAAGCCCATTGAGGTTGCACCCAACCGCATATATAACTGTGCCTTTGCCCCGATTGATGATCACAGGGTGTTTAGCGAGATTATGTTCTTGCTGCTCGGAGGAACCGGAGTTGGGTATAGTGTACAAAAGCACCATGTAGAAAAGCTACCAGAGATTCAAAAGCCAGCATCCAAAAGGACCCGCCGCTTTTTAGTAAATGATTCCATAGAGGGTTGGGCTGATGCGGTGAAGGCTCTTGTGCAATCCTATTTTAAGGGCGGCTCAAAGTTGAGATTTGATTACTCTGACATTAGACCCAAGGGCGCTCGCCTTGTTACATCTGGCGGTAAAGCACCGGGTCCTCAACCTCTCAAGGAGTGTTTGGTTAAGCTACAAGGTATGTTCGAGGCAAAAGAAAACGGAGACAAGCTATCCACTATTGAAGCACACGATATGATCTGTCATATTGCTGACGCAGTGCTGGCTGGTGGTATTCGTCGTGCTGCTTTGATCTCGCTATTCTCTGCTGACGACAACGAAATGATTGCCGCCAAGACAGGCAATTGGTGGGAGACAGCCCCACAGAGAGGCAGAGCTAACAATTCTGTTGTGCTCCTCCGACACCGCATCACGAAAGAATACTTCCAAGATCTTTGGGAGAGGGTAAAGGAGTCAGGCAGTGGAGAGCCCGGATTTTATTTTTCAAACGATAAAGACTGGGGAACTAATCCTTGCTGCGAGATTGCCCTCCGCCCCTATCAGTTTTGTAATCTAACGGAAGTCAATGTAAGCGATGTGGATAGTCAAGGCGAGTTGAATAGCCGGGTAAAAGCTGCTGCACTTATCGGGACACTTCAAGCTGGCTATACCGACTTCCATTATCTTCGTGATGTGTGGAGGAGGACTACTGAAAAGGAGGCGCTGATCGGTGTAAGTATGACTGGCATTGCATCTGGCAAGGTATTAGGTTTGGATACGACAGAGGCAGCCAAGGTTGTTAAGTTGGAAAATCAAAGAGTAGCGAAGCTCCTAGACATAAACACAGCAGCTAGAACAACAACAGTAAAGCCAGCAGGGACAACTTCTCTGGCTCTTGGAACCTCTAGCGGTATCCATGCTTGGCATAATGATTATTACATCCGTCGTCTCCGTGTAGGCAAGAACGAAGCAATTTACACTTATCTGTCCATCTATCATCCAGATATGGTTGAGGATGAATACTTCAGACCACACGACACAGCCGTCATTTCTATTCCACAAAAGGCACCTGAAGGAGCCATTATGAGAACAGAAAGCGCCTTGCAGTTGCTCAGAAGAGTAGCCAAGATTAGCAACGATTGGGTTAATCCCGGCACTCGAAGTGGACAGAACACCCACAATGTGTCTGCCACTATCTCGATCAAGGAAGCAGAATGGGCTGATGTTGGCGAATGGATGTGGGAGAACAGGAAAGTTTACAACGGTCTATCAGTATTACCATACGACGGCGGGACCTATAAGCAAGCGCCATTTGAAGATTGCTCTAAGGAAACCTATGAAGCTATGCTGGCGACCCTAGAGGAAGTAGACCTCACAAAAGTTATAGAGGTAGACGACAACACAGACCTATCAGGTGAACTTGCTTGTGCTGGTGGCGCATGTGAAATAACTTAAAAAAGTGCTTGACATTTTCATAGAAATGTATATTATGTATATGTAACTTAGACAACCGGAGGAAAGAATGTCTGACGACAAAACTAAACAAGAGTATATTGGAAACTTTATTCGTGCTCTCGCAGAGGTAGAGGCAGAGATGCTGCCTTACCAAGAGCACCGTAAAGATCTCAAGAAGAGCTATGTTCAGAATGGCTGGCTTAGTAAAGACGAGATGTCATCTGCCATACGTGCCTATCGTATGTTAAAGAACGATGAGGATATTGAGCAACTTCTTGATATGTACGAGAAAGTAGCTAAGGTTCCATACTAGGGGGCAAGATGAGATTTAATCCACAGAACAGATACCTGCTAGTTAAAACCCAAAAGCAAGAGGACGCCGAGAATACCGGCGTTCTTTTGCCCGAGGGCTATGTGATTCCCAAAGACAAGTATGTTGTGGCAACAGTTTTGGCTTCCGCAGCAGATTGTAAGCGAGATAGCATTTACAACAAACTTCTTTATCAGCAAGGAACAAAAGTCGTTATTGACGCATCTATGGTTGAAAGCGTAAGCGTAGCGGGGGATGAGCACGAAATCGTTCTTGAAAACTATGTTGTAGGAATGTTTGTAGAGGAAGAATAAATAATGTCTTTTTCTATACTTAAGGACTATTTACAAACGAAGTCACACAAGTGACAGAAAGGCACTCCCCGTGCCTTATTTTTTTGTAAAGAGGTGAATTTTAATGAAAGCTGCTATTATTGTTATTGCTGGTATTATGGCAACGGCGGGTCCCGTGTTTGCAGAACAACCAAAGAATGTTGAGCATATCACATACAAGATTAAGATTGATAAGGACGAAGACTTTGAGCAACTTCTTGAAGAGAACGAAGAACTTTTTAAGCAGTTGAATAATCAAAACCTGTTTACTAACTGGACTAAAAAAGAATCCGACATCCCAAAAGATGCTTCTGAATCCTTTAAAAAGCCCTCGTTTGATGATAATGTAGAAGAGAACAAAGAAGAAACTGACTACATTAAATGCGGAAAAATCACCACTACAAAGTAAATAAACTTGTAATAGGCACTGACCTTTCTGCCTTAATCTACGCTTACCTAAACAACCACACATTCATTTTTAAGGAAGTTATTGAGCCAACACCATTTGAGTTTCTGCCTCTTGACTTCCCACTACATTTATTCAACCACGAGAAAATAGAGATAAACATGACCAGCCTAGACGGAACCGCCAAGTTTGGAACACCCAAGCTAGAACTGTGGAACCGACTAGTATTTGTCATGTCTTGCTCTGGTCTACTTCCGTTCGGGCTGAAAGACATAACGATCAGAGAAGAGAACGATCTGGCTGTAGTTAAGACCAAATCCCGCAACTACTACTACGAAGTCGGCGAGGTCATAAAGATTAAAAATACTTTCCACAAGTATAAAGTTTTTGACTGGATAGACATTAGATCTTGTGGGAACAACCACTTAGAATATGTAAAGACGGATGACAACTTTGTGTCCGAAATGTTTTTCTACCCCTCGCAGAGAAACGGAACGACACAACGCAATAACGATCTTCTAGTCATTTCAGATTTAACTGAAGCGCAGACACAAATATTTGATTACGGTGAAACAATGGCAAGAATAAGAGCTAAGGTCTTGCTACATGAAATGGGAATCAGAGGTCCACGCAACGGAAAAAACCCAACCTATCCGAAATCACCAGAGAGATATAAATACGCACCCATAAAACTGGAGCACAGTCACAGAGAGATAAGAAGAAACAAGACAAATAACAGCGAGTTAGATGTAGTCCAATCTCATTTAAATGAGGGCAAAAACCTTTCCGAGTATACTTATCTATATAAGTTCAACAGAAGAGTTTCCCAAGGGAGTCTCCTAAGAACATGAAGACAAGGAAGGGAGGAAGAACTATGTCAGGTGCAGCAGCAGTAGGTGGCGGTGGTAGCGGCGGAGCAGCCGCAGCGCCAGCCTCTGGTCAAAGAGTCACCCCATCAGATGGTGGGGCAGCAGTAGGAAGTGAAAATAATAAAGGTGTTGAAATGGGTGGCACACCCGAGGGCGGTAATGACGGTCAGTCCATCAACATTAACATTACTAATGAAGTAAGTTCTTTTCAAAACATGAGTTCAGAGCAGAGCCTTCAGATTGGTAGCGGCGGATCCGAAATGGGTCAAATGGGCGAATCCGGTCAGATGGATATGGAAAAGATGATGAAGCTTATTATGATGATGATTATGATGAAGATGATGGAAAAGATGATGGAGCAAATGGGCGGCGGCGCAGAAGGCGGCGCTTCAATGATGGGCGGTTAAATATGGACCTTGGCAGGTTAGTGGGGAATACCCCTTTGATTAAACTTGGTGATAGATTGTATGCGAAGTTTGAAACATACAATCCAAGTGGAAGCATTAAGGATAGAATAGGATATTATATTCTTAAGAAAGCAGAGGAAAGGGGAGACCTACAACCGGGCGACACCATTGTTGAAGCTACTAGTGGCAACACTGGCATTGCTGTCTCTATGTTTGGAGCCAACAAGGGATATCCAGTTATTATTGTAATGCCCTCTAACATGAGCGAAGAGCGCAAGCAGATGATGCGTATGTTCGGAGCAGAAGTTATAGAAACAGATCCCGGTGACTTTGACGGCTCAATCGGTCTTAGAGATAAGATCTGTAAAGACCCCGGCTACTTCAACTTCAACCAGTTTCACAACCCAGACAACATCGCCTGCCACTACAAAACCACAGGTGTTGAGATACTAGAGCAGACCAAGGGCTTGCCAGTCGCCGCATTTCTAGACGGCACAGGCACAGGTGGAACTCTAATGGGAGTTTCAGCCAGACTAAAAGAGAGATACCCCAATATTAAAACCCTAGCTATAGAGCCAGCAGAGTCTCCTGTGATGAGTGGCGGGGAGCCGGGATTACATGGTATCCAAGGAATCGGAGATGGCTCAAAGTTTTTAGTTGACTTGGACAAAGTAGATGAGGTATTATTGGTAAAGACCGATGACGCCATTGAAAGAATGAAACAACTCCACCAAAGAGGATTACTCGTGGGTATAAGTTCGGGAGCAAATGTGTTAGCATCGGAAAGATGGGTCGAAGAAAATGATCCAGATGGAATAGTTGTAACAATACTTTGTGATAGAGGCGAACGATACCTTTCATGCGTGTAAGACATTTAGCTGGCGTTGTACCCACAGCAGGACAACCCCTTGATTTTAATTTCCCTTGGCACGACTGCCTACAGCCAATCGGACCAGACTACTTAGCAGTAGAACGAGCAGTCCTAGAGTGTGCTTGGGCTGGTTGCGATACTATCTGGGTTGTGTGTCATGACGACATGCAGCCACTAATCAGGCACAGGCTAGGCGAGTATGTGGAAGACCCAGTATACATCAACCGCAAGTATGACTCAGGAAACATTGGCGACAACAAAAGACAAATACCAATCTACTATGTGCCAATCCATCCCAAGGACAGAGACAGGAGAGACTGCCTAGCGTGGAGCGTGTTGTATGGAGCAAACACAGCCCACTACATCAGCAAGAACATAAGCAAGTGGACCATACCAGACAAGTTCTATACTGCCTTCCCCTACGGCGTTTATGATGTAAAGTTTCTACGAGAGCATAGAAAAACAATCTTAAACGAAGAAGGTTTCTTTGTCAGTTTCAACGGCGAGACAGTCAAGGACGGACACTATCTTGGCTTCTGCTTCACACCAGAGGAGTTCAAAGAATACAGGCGACACCTACGCACTACATCTACAGGCGGCTACGAACCAGCCGAGCCGGGAGAATTCCCAACAGACAAGCTGCCACTAGAAGAAAGATACTCCGCCAGATTTTTTTCTCTTGACTCC